CTCAGATGATGAAGACGATTTTGACTTCGACGACTTCGATGACGAAGACGACGAGGATGACGACGAAGACGACGCTGAATAACTACTCAGCACTTAAATAATCAATAGCCTTACGTAAAAGTTCGGGGTTATCTTTAAAACGACCTAACCCATTGTTACAGTTGTTGCAAAGAAGACCCCGAACTTTTCCTGTCTCATGGTTATGGTCTACCGCTAGGCGAGATTCTGCTCCTCTTCCTCCTCCAGCCTCTAAACCACAAATAGCACAAACATTTTCTTGTTTTAAAAGCATCTGGTCATATTCTTCTGCAGTAATGCCGTACTTAGCCTTCAAAACGCTTCGGCGGTTATACTCTTTCCACAGTTCTTTCTGGGTAGGGTCTTTACGTTTTTCTGCTGTTCTTTCTGCCATACACTTTTTACACCAAGAGGTTTTACCTCCTGATTTATTGGCATGGGTGTAAAATTCATCTAAAGGCTTTTCAGTCTTGCAATGTGAGCAAGTTTTCATACAGATAAGGATACCGTAATGGCTAAGACAAAGAAACCTTCTAAAGGTAAAGTTGAGGTCGTGATGCGTGAGTACAAAGAAGGCAAACTTCACTCTGGATCAAAGACTGGACCAGTAGTTACATCTCGAAAGCAAGCCTTGGCCATTGGAATTAGCGAAGCAAGAAAAGTCAATAAGTAAGTGGCGTTGCATAAATTAGAACCAGCGCCACTTATTTATCCTAATGGAGGTGGATTAAAAGCCATGGCAGGTAAACAACCAGAATCCCACAGGTTAGAGGTAGAAGCCCTTGCTAAGAAGCATGAGGCTGAGATGGCCAAACTCAAAGAGAAGCATGCCAAGATGACTAAACCTATGACAGGGGCAAAAAAGAATGGCTAAGACCATTAAGATTAAAGGCGAAGGCCATACAATTAAGAAGAACAAAAAGGGCGATGTCATTGTTGACCATGCAGGCAACAAGGGCAAGTACGACAAGATTGACTTAACCAAGAAGACAAAAGGAAAAGTCAAGACCATCGACCAAGGCGTAAAAGCCACTAAAGATTGGCATAAGAAAAATGGCTAAAGCAAAGTTAGGTTCAGGAGCACGCTTCAAGAAGGTTGAAGAAGAAGCAAAGAAGTCTGGCGCTAAAAATCCTGCTGCAGTTGCAGCGGCTGCTGGTATGAAGAAGTACGGCAAAGCCAAGATGGAAAAGATGGCTCAAGCAGGTAAGAAGAAATAACATGGCATCAGAAGCATGGCAAACCTCAAAAGGTAAAAACAAAAAAGGTGGCCTCAATGAAACAGGCCGTAAGTCCTACGAAAAGTCTCATCCTGGGTCTGATCTTAAGGCTCCAGTAAAGAAGGGCGACAACCCTCGTCGTGCATCATTCCTTGCACGAATGGGTGGAATGCCAGGACCTGAGCATAAGCCAAATGGTGAGCCAACAAGATTGCTATTGTCACTTCAGGCATGGGGTGCGTCTTCAAAGGCTGATGCCAAGAAAAAGGCTGCCGCTATTTCCAAGAAAAACAAAGGCAAGAAATAATGGCTAAAGAAGTTTGGAATACCAAAAATCCAAAGAAAAAGTCTACACCTCTGTCATCATCGGCAAAGAGTGCGGCAAAGGCACGAGCAGCAAAGGCTGGTCGTCCATACCCAAACTTGATCGATAACATGTGGGCTTCAAAACAATCGAAAGGTAAGTAACTATGTGCGTTAAGTGTGGTTGTGGTTGCAAGGCTGGAAAGCCAGCAAAAGGATGTAAGTGCACCTGTGCATCATGCAAGGCTGCTCGTGCTAAGAAGGCCAAGTAATGGCTGACGGTCTCTCTCCTAAGCAAAAGAAGATTGCTGCCATGGGCGGTAATCCAAAGAAGATCGATGCTGCAGACTTTGCTGCCCTTCGTAAGGGTAAGAAAGCATCATCGGCTAAAAACCCAAAGGTCATTACAAACCGTAAGAAGGGCATGTAATGGCTAAGAAGGAGTCTGACGCAAAACAAGACGCCAAACTTATGGAAGACATGACTCCAAAACAAAAGAAGGCGTTTAAAAAGGCTGACAAGAAGATGGATAAGAAGAAACCATCTCGTGCAGAGGATAAAGAGATGGACAAGGCTTTAGCCAAGAAAGTCAAAAAAGAAAAGAAGTAAGACTTAGCCCCACGAAAGTGGGGCTTTTTCTTTATCCTTAGAGCATCAGGCTTACATGCGTAACCTGACTACAGTTCCCACTGGTTGCGATAAAGGGGTTGTGATGGCGCATAAGCCATGGTACGAACAAGTTGCTGAAATGAACAATCAGCATGAACGTGAAGAGTTCATGCGTGGTGTGTTCGGCTTTCGTCCTAAAGAAAAACAGCCAATCTTCGCAGCACTACTCGCAGGCTACATCGGCGGTAAAGTTGCGAAGGGCAAGAAGAAGTGACCAGCCCACACCATATCGCAGTTCACCGTTCAGCCCACGACACAACCCGCTACATGTCAGCACAACTTCGTGCAGAGGCACGAGCATCAGGCTGGCCTCATAACATCGTTCGTGGACTACACGTCCGCTACAGCCCTACAGGTGGCTTTACTACCCACGTTCATCCAGCCCATTTTGATGAGGCGCAAGACTTAGAGTTCGGTACTCCAGGAACTCGACCAACCTACGCCATTCGCCGATTTTCAAACCGCATGAGTGAGGCCGAAGAGTTTCTTACTGGACGCCTATTAGCACACCTAGGAGGCGGACTATGACATTTCTTCTTTCAGAGGATGAGGCTCTTCGCAATCTTCTTTTGGGCATGAAGGTAACAGACCAACGCTCCAACGCAAGCGGCGATTCAACCAGAAATGTTGGCGTGTGGTTTGGTCAGCCTTCCCAGGAAATTAGAGACCAAAACTACCCATACATCACTATAGATATGGTTGATATCTCAGAAGACTTTAGTCGTGCTATGCGTGGTCTCGTTAAGCCTACATACCTACAGGATCCAACAAAACTTCCTGATGGAACTACAGATTTTAACTCAGATACAAACGACTGGTATATCCACGAACCTATCCCAGTAAACATTGACTACCAAGTCACAACCTATGCACGTGAACCTCGTCATGACCGCGAGATCATCGCGCAACTAATGTACACCCGACTACCCCTGCGGTTTGGTGTGCTACAACCTAACGACAACACAGTTCGTCGTCTTGATGTTCTGGATGTCTCAAAGAGAGATATCACAGAAGCAGGAAAGCGTTTATTTGTAAACGCATTCACGGTACGTATCTCCAGTGAGATCGTGCCAGAACTCTATACGGCAGTCTACAAGGCACTTGAAGTCAATATGACAGGCTATCAGGATGAAGTTCGAGGAGGAACAAATCCTAACTTTACGCCTATTCATCCGATCACAATAACCTCATAATACGGAACCTACCAACAACAAGACAGGAGAAAGAATGACTTACGGTCGTGCAGGTGTCTACCTAACAGAGACACTACTTCCAGCACCTCTCGCTCAAGGAGTTGCTACAAGTGCTGCTGGTGCAATCGCTGCCCCATTTGCACAAGGTCCTGAGATTGTGACTCGCGTTCAATCTTGGACAGAATTTACTTCAAAGTTTGGTGGCTACAGCACTACATTCCCTGCAGTGTTTGGCGTCGCTCAATTCTTTAATAACGGAGGACGTGAACTTTACGTAAAGCGTATCCTTCACAGCGATGCTGCTGCTGCAACAGTTGATGTTGAGACATCAGGAAACGTTGTAGTCGCTACATTCACCGCAAAGAACCGTGGTGCTGACGGTAACAACCTACGCATCAACGTTAAGGCTGGATCAGTATCTAGCACCTACACAGTAGAGGTTTATAAAGAAGGTGTATCAGGGGATGTTCTTCTTGAGCGCTATGAGAACCTTGTATTTGGTGACTCAACTTCTTCTAGTTATGCTGGAACAGTTATCAACAACACTGCTGCATCTGTAATCAAAGTTAGTAATCTTGCTTCAGGAACACCTGTTCTTGCAGTTTACCCACTAACAGGTGGATCAGATGGATCAGCAGTTGTTGGTGGGGATTACACCTCTTATGCATCAACAAGCGCATCTGTTTGGAATGAGTTCTCGTCTCTAAACCGTGCCCTTGTTATGTTCATTCCTAACATCAATGACATCCTTGCTTCTGGTGTTGTCAGCGTAATCAACGACGCAATTGCTTGGGCAGCATCAAACAATGGTTTCTTTGTTGCAGAAACTCCTGCAGGAGAAACTGTAGATGCTGCAATTACCTACGCACAGGGATTGACTGCAAGCAGCCATACCGCAGTGTACTACCCACACACCTACATCAGCGACCCTGTTGGACGTGGTAGTGGTGCAATCCGTTTGGTCGGTCCATCAGCAGCAGTTGCTGGTCTGTATCTTGCTACAGACGCCACAAAGAGTGTATCTAAGGCTCCAGCAGGTTTGAACTTCCCACTTACTGGCGTTATTTCACTAGAGCGTGCGTTTACCTCTACTGAACTTGACAACCTTAACTTGGGACTTCCATCAGCAGGAACTGGTTCAGTTGCTCCAGTAAACGCTATTCGCCAAATTCCTGGTGCTGGCGTTGTAGTCATGGGTGCTCGTACTCTCCTACAAGATGGAACAGCCAACCGATATGTAAACATGCGCCGTTCACTTATCTACATTGAGCAAAACCTAAAGAGTATTGCTCAAATCGCATTGTTTGAGAACAACGATGAGCGCCTATGGTCTCGTATCACAAACGCGTTTACCTCATTCTTAAACGACTATCGTAACCAAGGTGGACTTCGTGGTGGAACACCAGCCCAAGCCTTTTACGTGCTCTGCGATGCAACAAACAACACAGCATCGTCAATTCAAAATGGCATTGTCAACATCCAAGTTGGCGTTGCCCTTGAGTACCCTGCTGAGTTTGTAGTACTTAACCTCAGTCAAATGACCCTGGCGTAATCCGAAGGAGATAACAGATGCCAACAATCAACAATAACCGATCATCGCTTGCGACTGATCCGTTACGCAACTTTAGGTACCTCGTTACCTTCACACCACTTCCAAACGCTGGTGGAGCAAACGCTAATACGGCTATGACTAACCTTGCTACTCCTCCAGTTACTTTTGGATTTACCTCAATCTCAGGAATGTCAATCACTACAGACTCCATTCCTTACCGTGAGGGTGGATACAACACCACTGTTCACCAGATTCCTGGACAAACAACGTTTGCTCCAATCACCTTCCAACGCGGTGTGATTCTTGGAACAAGCACAAACTGGGATTGGATGAAGACCCTTTTTGCAACAGTTCAAGGTGGAGGATCTTCACGCGCTGCGGGAGACAACTTCCGTTGCGATGTTGAGATCAAGGTTCTTGCACACCCAATTCCACAGGGTGCTCAAACTGCGGATGGAACTGCTGCGGCTACTAACTCATCCACAGACGTAATTGCTATGCGTTTTATGGTGTACAACGCATGGCCAACCTCAGTCTCATACTCTGACCTCAACGCTGGTGACAACGCCCTTCTCGTAGAACAGATGTCTTTGGTTCACGAAGGCTTTGACATCTCATGGGGATCAGATGTAGCAACAAGCGCTCCTGCATTTACTGCAGCGGGTGGTTCTTCAGCAGCAACTGGCGCACACTAACAACTAGCAAAGGAACATAATGTCGAACACAATTAGTGCAGTCTCTAACCCAGACTTGGCAAACAACTTAATTAAGGATGTTCTTAAAGAGTCTCCTAAGGATATCAACCCAACAATAATTGCTCCTTCAGATACGACTGTACAACTTCCTGGCGGTTACATTTCAACCGCTGGGGAGTTGCTACAGACCGCAGAGGTACGTGAGTTGAACGGTCGAGATGAAGAAGTTATTTCAAAGGCTGCAAATGTTGGCAAGGCTCTTCTAACTATCTTAGAACGAGGAACTGTCAAAGTTGGAGACCTAAAGGCTGACGATAAGATCCTTGATCACATGTTGACAGGAGATCGAGATGCAATTCTTCTTGGTATCTTGAAAGCAACATTTGGTTCAACAACAGATATGTCTATCTTTTGTTCAGGCTGTAATGACTTTAAAAATGTAACAGTAGATATTAACGAAGATATTAAGACAAAGATTCTTACAGATCCTGTGGGAGACAGAGTCTTTACTGTTAGTGGTAAGGCTGGAGAGATTGAAGTACAACTTCCAACTGGTATTGCTCAAAAAGAATTGATCAATAATGCAGATAAAACTCCTGCAGAAATGAACACGATTCTTCTTGAGAAGACAGTGTTAAAGATTAACGGTTCACCTGTATACAGCAAACTCCAAGTTCAAAATCTTCCAATTGTAGATCGTAAAAAGATCATTTCAGAAATTAACAAACGAGTACCTGGTCCACAGTTTGATGATGTAACCATGGAATGCCCTGATTGCGGAAGTGAGGTAACGATATCCATTAATTTGGGTACGTTGTTTCAATTCTAATATCATTCCATACGTTCAGTTATTCGCTGAATGGGCGGCTATATCAGAGATATACGGAAGTTGGAATCTCACAGAGATAAAAGAGATGTCCTCTAGAGAAAGAAAGAATTGGCTAGAACTAGCCAAGGCAAAAGCGATAAGGAGTCCAGATGGCTAGTATGGTGACGAGCGTTAAGTCACTTAATGACGCCCTTAAGGACACGCTTAAAACTCTTAGCGAGATCAATGACACGATCAAACACATCTCTGCACCTGCCCAAACAGCGGCTGACACAATGCGTAAGACCATTACAAAAAATGGTCAAAAAAATCTTACCAAAGGTACAAAAGTTACTCTTGGTACAGACGGTGCTAACTTTACAACAGCAGGTAATGGCGTGGCTGAGAACATGGTTCCAGCCTCGCAACCTCAATCTGCAGCACAACAGCAACGTGCAAGCGCTACCGCTATGCCGTGGATGTCTCCGACTGTGGCAAAGTTCTCAATCCTTGGTGGCGCTGCTCAAGTTGCTGGAGGAGTTGCAGGTGCTGCTTATTCACTAGGACCTGATCTAGGTGCCACAATTGCTCGTGCGTCTAACTACTACGCCGTCTCACAATACTCAACCACTGGTCTTGGATATAAGCAATTACAGACCTCAACCCTTAGCGCAATTAGCGGAGGATTTGGAAGAGGTGTTTCAGGTATTGGGGATGATGCAGCCGCTGCTGCCATCCTTACTCAGCAGTACGGGTATGCTCCAGGAAGCAGTCCATACCTACAAAGCATAAGAGAAGTTGGTGGAGCATACCGCCAATTTAATATGAGCAATGCAGCCGCTGCTACCGCTATTGGTGGATTACAGACTGGCGCTATGGGAGCAAACCTTTATCAGTATGGAATATCCCAGTTTGATCAACAGGGAAATCCACTTTCTGAATCTCAAATTGCAAGTCAACTTTTTAATCGCATCTTTCAAGGACGTGGAAAAGGCAACGTAAATGCCGTTCAACAGTCTTTGCAATACGGTCTTGCTGGCGCAGATTTAAACGCCCTTAACTTATCCCCAGACCAACAACAACTTTTTAAAGCACAGTTCTTGCTATTAGCACAAGGAAAGAACGCAGATCTAGCAACGCTATCTGGAGCAGGAAACCCTAACGCTGCAGGGCAACAAATAACAACATCTCAAACAAACTTAATGCAGGCTTCTCAAGACTCTATGATCAAGGGGTACCAAGCCGCTGCAACTACTATTACAGATGTAAATCAAAAGATGGCGCAGTTTGGCCAGTCAGTAATTGAAGCAAAAGCCTATCTTCAAGGATTGGGTCAAACTGGGTTAGGCTCAGCCCTTACCTCACTTATTGGCGGATTTACGATGGGCATTAAAAATATTGCAGAAGGTATGGTTGCCCTTGCTGCTGCAGAGAAACTAGGAATACCAATAGGCAGCAGTGGTTCATCAGTTCTTAGTGCTGGAAGAATAGCATCAACTAGTGCAGGCGTTCTTGGGCGAGTAGCGGGAGGTGCAACAACGGCTGCTGGTGCGGGATACCTTATGGGCCAAGGCGGAAAAGAACTTGGAAATGCAACAGGGTTAAACAAAACAAGTACTGGTAGAGATGTAGTTCGTGGGGGAAGTATTGCCGCTAGTGCTGGTGCTGGTGCTTTAATTGGTGCAAGTATTGGTGCTGGATTCTTTGGCGTAGGTGCTGCTCCTGGCGCTGTTATCGGTACCGTGATCGGTGGAGTTGCTGGATTTTTTGGTTCTGGTGGAAGTTCTTATGGTGGATTTGGAGCATCGTTTGGTGCTAAAGGTGGAGCGTATTCTCAAGCGCAAGCAACACCAGGACAATACTCATCTCCAGCAGCAAACACGGGTGCTCTTCACCCATACTCAGGTCAAAGCACAAAACAAACATTAAGTTCTCCAATTCCTGGAGTTGCACCTACCACAATGTATGGAGCAAAAGATCCAGGCATGTGGAATGGAGCAAAGAACTACCACACAGGTGATGACTATGCAGTTCCTGTAGGAACGTCTGTAAAGGCTGTTGCTGATGGAATTGTCTTTGATGATTCTCCTGGCGCAGATTTTGGTGTGTATGTTCAAATTGATCACGGTAACGGCTACCAAACACTGTACGGTCACCTACAAAGTAAGTCAGTAAAAATTGGACAAACAGTAGTTGCTGGTCAAGAAATTGGTAAGTCTGGACAATCGGGTAACGTCACTGGGCCTCACCTTCACTTTGAAGTTCGTAAAGGACACAACAACCCAGTTGATCCAGCAGCATTTTTAACAGGAACAGGCGGAACTCCACAAACAGTTTCTGGAAGTAGCGTAAACGCTCCAGGAACAATCCTTGCTACTGGCAGCAAATTAGATTGGGCAAAACAATTTCTTACTAACCTAGGAAAACCAGTTACACAACAAAATATTGCTGCTATTACTACGTGGATGGCGTACGAAGGTGGGCAGTGGAATAACTCTGCACATTACAATCCTCTAAACACAACACAACCAGAAGCAGGGGCCGTACCTATCAACAGTGTTGGTGTTGAATCGTACGTAAGTTTTAATCAGGGAATGCAGGCAACCATTGACACAATTAACAATGGACGTTACAAGTCCATTTTAAGTGCTCTATCTACAGGTAACAACACTGCTGGAGTTCTTAGTGCAGTTAACCATTCTCCATGGGGAACACAAATACCTGGTTATGGCGGTGGAACTTCTGGATTTGGCGCTTCAATGCCTTCTTCTGGAGGAGGGGGAGGATCAACTAATGTTCAGATAACAGTGAACATTGCACAGGCTTCCCAAGACGAAGCAGTTAGGTTTGCTAAAAAAGTGCAGAGCATTCTTGAAGAGAATAACAGCATCTCCATGATGGGAAGTAGATAATGGGTACTAAAAAAGTAAGTCCTAACACTACAAGACCAGGAGCAAATACTGGGTTATCTTCTGCTCAACTTGCTGCAAATCAACAAATCCTTAATAATGATTTTCAAGCAGTCATAACGCAAAAGACTACGTACGATGCTGCTGTTAAAAAAGTAAGTGATTTAGTTAGCAAACTAGACGATGAAAACACGTATGCACAAACAGAGTACAACTTGTACCTTGGTTTGTTACACGAGTACAACATCTCTGAACCTGTAAACAATCCAAAAGGAACTGTAGATATAACTACTTTAAGTAGCAGTATCCAAACATCAGTACAAGCAGCGTACAACAAATGGCAAGCAGTAGTAAAAGAAGCACAACAAACCACCTCAGATTTAACAAGTGCTAACCAAGCCGAACAAACTGCAAAAACTACTTTAAAAATAGATCAAGATGCATTGGCTAAAGCAACGGCTGCAAACGCTGCAGGAAAACCTGCACCCGCAGTAACTAGTGCTGGGGCTGGTGGACCTGGAGGAACGCCCCCACCAGCAGTTGTGGGTGATCCAAAGCCTTACACATACAACGCTCCAATGACTTCATCTTCGTACTTGAAGTTTGGACCTCAAGTATTGTCCGCAAAAAATGACATGCTTATCACTAATCCAGGAGCCTGGGACCATGCACAGTTGGCCTGGCAACCAGACAAAGATGGTAAGTTCAAAGGAGCCAAAGGCGTCATTCAAATGAGCCAAAATTTGGCTGCTGATGCCAGCGTACTTACCAAAGGAACTGCGGCATCTGGGTTACCTGCTGATACAACTCCGTATGGATTTAAGTTTCTTTACAACCCAACCTCTGTGGGAATGTCTTGGGGAATTGTAGAAAGTTTTTCTCCTCAGTTTGAGCAGTCTGGTGCGGATATTGCTACAGCAATTGGTAATGGACTTCTTGCCAGCACAGTTACATTCTCTTTAATACTCAACCGTATCGAAGACATGATGTACATAAAAGACAAAACTGGTGAGTTTTTGACTGGAAATACTTCCCCGTATCCACAAACTGTGTCGGCTTCTGAACGAGGTCTGATCTATGAGCGTGGAACTATGTATGACCTTGAGTATTTATTTAAGGCTACAGGAGGATATAACTCACAATACAAATCGAGTGTAGGCAACATCATTACAGCGGACAAAGGTTGGTTAATGCCAATTCCAGTAGAGTTACACTTGGGAGCAAACCTTCGTTACCTTGTTCGAGTATCTTCTTTGGACATAAACCATGCTATCTTTAACGAGAGAATGGTTCCAATATTTACTACTGTAAACATTACATGCACTCGTTACTACGACAACTCAGTACTTTATAACGCAGCATCTACAGCAGCAGCAGGTGGAAAATGACAATTTACGCAGATAGCCGATACGCCAACCCTGTAACAAACGCTGATGGAACTATACCTAAAGCATGGGATGAACATCGACAGGCATACCATGTAATGATCTTGCGTAATTGGCCAGTGTACGCTACTAAGTTTTATACATATGAATGGGTAGATGGAGATCGCTTAGATACTCTGGCTAATAAGTTCTTAGGAAATCCACAGTTGTGGTGGAAAATTATGGATTTAAATCCAGAAATAATTGACCCAACATCTATTGCTCCAGGAACTTTGTTGAGGTTGCCAAGTGCGTGATCCGCAACGTCAAGGTAAATTTGCTAATAACTATTCAGTGTCATTTCCTGACTACCCTAGTTTTAACACTCAACCTCGTAAAATTACTTTAACACAGAACATCAATAGCCATGATGTTATGGTTCTTAGGTTTCAATACTTTAGTACGCTAATTGTTGAGTCTTTTAAAACAGGAACACCAGTTCAAGTTTCTTGGAGAAACGACAAAGTAAATAAAAATTTTATAGGGTATGTTTCCCACATTCAATACCCAACAACACAGGTTTTAAATAGGTATGTAGAGATTGTTTGTGTAGGTGGTTCATACCCTCTTAAAGAGGAGGCAACAAAGATATGGACAAACACAACTGCTTCTCAAGTTGCTACAGACATTGCTAAAAAGTTTTACTTAAAACCTGTAGTAACACCAAGCACAGTTAAGTTTAGCCAGATCTCAATGAGCGGCCATACATATTGGGAAAAACTTGTAGAACTTGCAAATAAAATTGGATATGGAGTTCAAGTATTAGGTACAGAACTTCACTTTCACCCTATTGACACGATGATTGATCAGTTCATGACTACTATCCCGATACTGGCATTTCTAGACCCATTTACTAACTCTAACTCTGTATTTGACGTTCAAACCCTTGACGCTTTTGAATCTAAACTTGGAGACTATGTAGAAAAGAAAGCAAATAACAGAAGTAATAAAATAGTTTCTGGAGTAGACCCAGTTACAGGAAAAATATACACATCAAAATCCTCTCCACACCAGGTGGGAGCGCCTATACGCCAAAACGTAAAGGCTCCTTTGTTCTCTAAAGTTGAGTCTGGTGTAGTGGCTAACAGCGATGCTATGGCTAAGGCTTTAGCAGATGGAAAAGCCCATTTATCTAGACTTTCAATTCCTGGAAAAGGTTCTGCTCAAGGGGATCCACGGGTATCTCCATGGGGAACTATTGAGGTTAGATACACAGGCACAAGTTCTGATGGTTTTTGGATAGTCACTTCGTCTAAACATGAGATGACTATCGATGGAAAATACACGGTTGAATTTTCTTGTGCTACTGATGGAGTGGGAACAAACCAGCCAAGTGCTACACGCCCATCGTCTGCAGGGACTGTTCCTGCAGTAAACCTTAATTACCCTACATCAGGAACCAACCCATCTAATTCCTATACACTGAGCACCGCAACCGCGTTAATTGACCAGACCAATACTGGTTTTAATATTGTTCCAAGAAGATGGGTAGGTAAATAATGGCTAATGAAGTTGCCGTAACCCTTCCTTTTACGATTGATTACTCTGGACGGGTTGCTTTTACCCAAAGTCAAGAAGTTATGTGGGCAGATAGAGTTAAGTCGGTTGTTGGGACAGCGGTTCGTGAAAGAGTGATGCGCCCTACGTTTGGAACATTAATTCCTTATGCGTTGTTTGATGCTGAAGACGATGCTGCATCAGAAATTAAGATTGAGATTGAAAAGGCTTTTAATTCTCAATTGCCAACTTTGCTACTAACTGACGTAACTATAGATGTAGATACCTACACAAATGTTGTTACAGCAAATATCAGTTATCAATTACCAAATAGCACACCAGTAACAACTACTCTTGGCGTTCTCTCATTAGCAGGATCTAACCCACCATACGAGGAGATATTGTGACCACACAAATTTCTACCATACCAGTATCCGTTGACTACACCTCGAGAGATTACTACTCTATTAGAGAGAAGTTAATTGCACGAATTCAAGCCCGTATCCCAAATTGGACTGCTGCTGATCCTGCTGATTTTGGTGTTGCTTTTGTAGAAGCCATGGCTTATATGGGCGATCTTATTTCTTATTACATTGACCGTAACGCTAACGAAAACTCTATTTACACTGCGACTCAACGAAATAGTGTTCTTAACATTGCTCAAACTTTTGGGTACAACCCAGCGGGCTATCGTCAGGCTTTGGTTAACCTTACATTTACTAACTCTGGAAGCACAGACCAACTATTGGGTCAAGGAACAGTGGTATCAGGTCAAGTTACAACAGGAGATGTTGTACAAACACTTTACTTTACAACTACTGCAGATGTAACTGTAGTAAGTGGAACTTCAAATACTGTTCTTGCAAAAGAAGGTCAATTAATAACTCTAGTTTCTCCATCTGCCGTACCTACATATGGAGAACTTATCGGTACTTCAGATGGTTCTCCAAATCAATCGTACATGCTTTTACACTCACCAGTTGTTGATGGAAGTATTACAGTGTTTGTACAGGATGGAGACATTTACTCTCAGTGGACTGAGGTACAACATATTACTGACTACGGGTCATCAGATCTTGTATACACAACTTCTTTTGATCAAAACAACAACATCATTGTAAGTTTTGGTGACGGTGTAGCGGGCGCTATTCCTGTTCCTTACTCTCAAATCAGAGCCGCGTATACAGTTGGTGGGGGAGATATTGGAAACATTGGTACAAATATTGCTACAAATATTAGTTATGTTCCTGGACTTACAGACACACAAGTCACTGCACTTAAGGGAACTATCACAGTAACCAACACATCTGCTGCTATTGCTGGTTCAGATCCAGAAAGCACAGACCAAATTCGCATCTCTGCACCAGCATCTTTGCGTGCTGCTAACCGTGCTGTTACCAAAAAAGATTATGCTGACCTTGCTTTAAGCGTAAACAACGTAGGAAAAGCAAACGCAAATGCTGCGGTATGGTCATCAGTAACTCTGTACATTGCACCCACACGAAATGCTGGAACTACAGATCTACAGCCAGGATTAAATCCTGATGGAACTACTTCTTCTGAATACACTACATTGGCAAGTAACGTATCTGCATACATGGCAGACAAACTACTAATTGGCAGTTCTCTTAGTGTTCAACCACCAACGTATGTAGATGTTGTTCTTTCTTTAACATATGCTCTTGATCCCAAGTACAAAGCCTCAGATGTAACTTCTTTAATCCTTTCAACGCTATCTGTAGTTTACGGTTATAACGGATTGTCATTTCAACAAACCATCTACCCTCAAGATATTGAGGCAGTAGTAAATTCGTTACCTGGAGTAAAGACTGCACGAGTAACAGGGCTATACCGTTATGGTGTACCTATTACATCTGCTGCTGCTTCTGGGACATCAATAACCTACACAACCAGCGCTCCACATGGTTTAAGTGCTGGATCAACGGTTACAGTTACTGGCTTTAGTCCTAGTGGGTATAACGTGACAGCAGTCCCAGTAACAACAGTTGCAGATTCAACTCATTTCACAGTTGCCAGTACTCAGTCCAGTGGAACTGCAACAGGTACTGGAGCATTTACAGCCTATTCAACTCTTATTGGTTCTCCAAATGAGATCTTTAGATTCCAAGTAAGTAATATCAATATTGGAACGATGTAGTGGATGATATTAAAAGACATTACGGAATCTATAGAGGTGTTGTTCAGGACAACAACGATCCACAACATCAACGTAGATTACGTCTGTCTATCCCACAAACTACAGGGTCAGAGGTAACTGACTGGGCTTGGCCTATTGATCCTGCAAGTACCTCACCTGATGTTCCTGTTATTGGTCAGGGTGTGTGGGTTGCTTACATTGGCGGAGATCCTGAGTATCCTATTTGGTTAGGTACCTTTGGACAAAACCAAGGAAGTAATAAAAAATTATATTTAAAAGCACTATCTAATGCAACCAGTTTAAACAACATAAATCACGAAATAGTTTTAGTAACAAAAAATGACGGAACTCAAGAGGTTGACATAACAGCAACCTTGATTGCTTTGGCGCAAAAAGAATACTCATTACAAACAACTTTATACTCGTTACAAAACACTGTTCAAGGAATTATTGCTGGTCACGGCATTCAAGGAACACAAGGAAGTTCAGGAGCGCAAGGCTCATCGGGTAGCCAAGGTATACAGGGGTCTACTGGGTCTGGTACTCAAGGAACCCAAGGTGTACAGGGTTCTTTGGGAACTCAGGGATCTATGGGATCTGGAACACAGGGTGTTCAAGGTGTACAAGGTTTGCAGGGAGCAATTGGAACTCAAGGACCTTACGGATTACAAGGTTACTCAGGTACGCAAGGCGTACAGGGTGCTGTTGGTGCAACGGGTTCGGTAGGTGCACAAGGTACCCAAGGAACATTAGGCGCAACAGGATTGCAAGGTTACCAAGGAACACAAGGATTACAGGGTGTCCAAGGTACTCAAGGTGTAATCGGAACAGGTACACAGGGTGTACAGGGAACTGCTGGTTCTACAGGTACACAGGGAACAGATGGAACAACTGGCCCCCAAGGAACTCAGGGAGTACAAGGGTCTGCAATTCAAGGAACTCAAGGAGTACAAGGAGTTCAAGGCTTACAAGGCGCTACAGGAATTGGAACACAAGGTGTACAAGGATCTGTTGGAACAGCATTTGTGGATATTGGTGACCTTTTTTCAGGGTTATTTTTAGTTATGGGCGCATAATACGAACACGGTTCATGCAGTAAACCAAGAACAAAAACGAGAAAATAGAATTCTAGAGCAAGAAAGGCAGACTCATGACTGCGTATTACCCAAGTAACGTTAAGAACGATTTCAGCACTAAACTGAACTTCATCACTACAGTTCAGGCTGCAGACGTTAATGACCTACAAAATGAAGTAAGCGCCGTTGAGTCTAACCTTGGAACCAACATTGCAACGGGATCTGGTTGGATTGGTGTCTTTGATAAAACCACAACTAACTGGCCTACTCTCAAGGCTCGTCTTGCCAATATTGAGTACGGAATTAATGAAGCGTTGCTTGCAGGTGCTCCAACAGGTGGAACAACTGGTCAAGTTCTTACCAAATCTTCAGGAACAGATTATGACTATACATGGTCAACTATCAATGCTCTTCCAAGTCAATCGGGTCAGGCTGGCAACTACCTAACCACAGATGGAACTTCTGCTTCCTGGGCAACTCCAGAGGCAAGCATTAACCCACTTCTACTCATCGGAGCATAAGGACTAAGTAGTGGCTAATTATGATGTAGCAGTATATGGAGAAAGTATTTATGGTCAAACAACCCAAGTACCTAACTCCGTATCACCCATGTCACTTACTGTGGTGTATCCAACAGAGGTGTTTGTAAACTGGCAACCTCCTTCAGGAACCTATTCTGCTATTCGCCTTGTCCGAAATCAAAACAGTCTTCCTGAAACTGCAGAAGATGGTGTAATAGTTTGGCAACAACTTTCTTCATCAGTTACAAAAACTACGTTTAACGACGGTGGAGGAATCGAAGACACCGCAGGCATACCAATAGTTCCTGGAAAACCTATCTACTATGCAATGTTTTTATTTACGTCAGACAATGTATGGGTTCCTGCTGGTGCCGTATTTGACGTTGTGCCTTCTATGCATGGAAGTACTAAATCTTTAATTAACTATCTGCCTCGAGTTTTCACAAGCAAAGAACAAACTCCTCTAGGGGAACCAGACACTTCTTCAAACCTGTATTCGTTTGTTGATGGTATTGGCTTTACATTAGATGAATCTTTGACTTTCTTAGACCTGCTTTTGCCAGACCATACTCGCTTAAGCACCCCAGTAACTTTGCTTCCTTTGGAAACGCAGAACTTTGGTCTTACACCAGAGCCTGGAATGTCTATCAAAAGTCAGAAGCAGTTAGTTCGTGAAGCGTTTTACATGTACGCTAACAAAGGCACGTTAAACGGCCTTTCTACTTATGTAGAGTCTTTAACTAACTACTCTCCAACAATTACCGTCTCAAGTAACTTACTTCTTAGTGTTCAAGATTCTACGTTTTACAACGGAACTGGCAACTGGATTGCTACCAACGCCACTATCAGTTCTAGTACTGATGAGGCTCCTGTACCTCAACTGACTTCCAATTACATAGACTTAGATTACTCATGCAAAATCGTTGCATCAGGTGCTGGCTCTATGACCTTGGGTGCTGATTCCCCAATCTTAAAAGGTGTTCCCATTGTTCCTGGAACTCAGTACACCTTGTCTGCTCAAATCATTTCACCATCAAGTGCTGGATCAATAAAACCTGCGTTAAAGTTTTATGATCGAAATGGTTTTCAGATTGGTTCTGATTTAACTCCTGCATCAGGTACAAACGCCACAGGTACTTGGGGTCATATCACATACACCGCCACCGCATACTCTCATTACAGCACAGTTGTATCTAGTGCGGTTGGATCATCTGGATCAATCGTGTACACAACACCCGCAGCACACACATTGACAGTGGGTCAACACGTTACAGTTACTGGTTTTACGACTTCAGGGTTTAATGTAACTAACGTCGCTATAACATCCGTTACATCCACCACATTTACAATAACCAACTCTTACACAGGAACATCTACCGATACTGAGTCAGGTGTTGCTGTTCCTTCTGCTAACAACTCTGATGCTACATATGCAGGAATCACTTTCTCATGGTCAGCCGCTGGAACGTATTACATCGACTGCATCTCACTACAAGCAGGGGCAACCGCATCGTATGATGAGGCTCGTGCTGTTGACGTTCTTTTAAACCCAAATAAATCTAATCTTATTTATAACCCATCATTTGAAAATAACGCAACAGATAATTGGACTTTATCTGGTTCAGCATCGATCTCAACTGTATCCGATGTACCTGCAGAAGTTTACTCAGGTAGTAAGAGTGCAAAAATAATTGCAACTGGTGATTGGACGCTCACATCCAACAAAGCAAACATACTTCCTGGAAAGTATTACACAGGATCTGCTTATGTAAAATCCTCTTCAGATATTACAATGACGTTCATTGGAAGAGATTCAAGTGGTAATGTCATTGACAACGACCCATACCCACAAGGAACGTTTGCAAACTGGACTCGTGTTTACGCAACCGATCTAACAGACGCGTCAGATGCACTTACAGACACTTACGAAGTAGTGTTTTCAGGAGGTGCTGGAACTTTCTATATTGATTGTGTTCAGTTCGAGAACACCTTTAGATTCAACCCAACACAGTCTCCAAACTTTTCCCCTACAGACTACATCGACGGCTCTATCCCTTCGTCTTTTGGATGCGTGTGGTCAGGTACAGAGCACAACTCCCCGTCCTATTTGTACGTAAACAAAGACCTTAAGGTATTGGCTTTGGCCCAAACCATTAGTGACTGGCTACCAGAAAATGTTTTCTGGCGTGTCCGTACCTACGCAGCAGTGGAGTACAACAACCTGACCGTGTAGTATGCGGCCATGGTTAACCTTCTTATAGCAGTCGGAATTACAGGACTAGCGGTCTCTTACGCTGTTGAGTTCTTTGGGCTTTTAACATTTGATTACTGGGGCAGTAACTTTGGTCATAAGTTTCTAACACTTCCTCTAAGCACTCTTGGTCTTTACCTTTTTGGGTATTGGAACAAAGAGTCATATGTCGCTGTTCCAGCGGCCACATTCGTTTCTGCTGTAATCCTCAAGTGGCTAAATACGCCAGTCATTGTGGATGCACGCAGAAAGTTGCCTCGTCTATGAAACGTATTTCTGTAGTGTGCTTTAAGGACATTGATGTGTCTACAGGGTTAGATGAACTGGTATCCATGTATGAGGATCCGTTTATACTTTTTCCTGTAACAAGCAATCGTGTCTTTGTCGAAAGCGTTTGGAACGTCATCAAGAAACACGGCCTAGATTTTCACGCCTACTTCTCAGAGTCCAGCGACTTTACAGATTCAATCCTTAAAGGTTCAAAGAACTTTACCAAGGTAGGAAACCCAATCAAGGAAGTGATCAAGATGATCAACATTCCCGATGACGTCCTAGCAATTGCTTGGGACGACAGTCCTGAGGCTCACACAGCCCTGCACTCGGTCGAGGACTACGGCGTAGAGACGTGGAACATCATGGATGGTCTGGACGTAATCGAGATAGACCATGGCGGCGACCTTGAAGAAGATGAGATCCTCGATGCAATCGAAGATACTTTCATGGGATTGGTCGAACTGATGGCTGGCTACATAGCCAACAAGGTTGTCCGATTGATCTCTGAGGAGGTCAACGCCCATCTTAACGAGGTGGAGGGTCGCGATGACATCGACCCTTTTGAGGAGTAGGTTTCGCCCGTGAACATCCCTGAGGGCGCCTTTTCTGCTGATATCACCGATTATCAGTTCAGACTGCTTGCCTATATGTGCTTAAATTCGGGCTCTGACGGCCGTTTACAGGCCTCTGTAGCCGAGTTGGGTAGTCAGACTGGCAAAGCATCTGACCGAACCGTCAGAGATGCCCTTAAGGCCCTAGAAGCCAAGGGGTTCTTCACAGTCACCAACACCAAGCGGGCAAATGGCTACAAGGGAAAAAACATTTACCAACTAACGTCAGATTACCCATCTAAGGTGACGGTAAACTACCCATCTGAAGTTTCCCAACTGACGGTAGATTACCCATTCTCACCTGATATGGTGACAGATAGTAATACTGTAGATATACAAGATAGTAGTACTACAAGTAGTAATAAATTAAAAGATTTTGAATCTACGATTCGAAGGGAAATCTTAATTCCTATGAAAGGCTATGACGACGGTGAAGATCTCGCAGGTTTTGGCCTCGTTGAAAGTCGAGATACGCCACAGCCTAAGATCAGAAAAACAGATCCACGAACCCGTGGAAAGCGACCAGAGCATGAGTGGACTGCGATGGACGTTGCTGCTGAGTTCTCTTACAGAGTTGGCCGCAAGTTCCCGCTCCTACCAGGAACCGTTAACGTCAAACAACTCTCAGGAGCACTTGCCAAATTCAGAAGTCAGTATCAAACCACCCCACTTTTAGAGTTAGAACTCTTGCGCCTGTTCATGGCGGATGAGCAGAACTTTAGAGATGTTGGAGATGAAGCGCCGTTTTTATACAAGCGCTTCCTTGCATCGTTCCGCACTAAGATGAACCAAGCACGGCAGAACCTTGGTCTACCACGCATCTCCAGCAACGAGTTTGACGAGAGTAAGAAACCGTCTGCTAGTGTCCTCACTGCAAGCGACGGTCGTGTATTTCAAAACACAATGGCAGGTCGTGCACAGTATGAACGCCATGAAAAGCGTTTAAGAGGGGCAAACACATGAAAGATATCTTTGGATATATTTTGGTAGTACTAACCACAGCATTATCGATTCACCTAATCACACGAGGAGCACCATGGCTAAGAAAGTAACAAAGACATTTACAGCAACATTAAAACTCAACACTGAACAGGGTGGTGCATGGTTGGCAAATGTCAGTCTCGTTACTCCACTGCAGGGTTTTCAAAATCTTAACTCAATTCCTGATTCAGAAGCAGCCTCCTTTGAAACCGCATGGAAGAACGCATCAGCAGGTAAGCGTTGGATCAAAGCAAAGGTGATTGAGATGACTCCTCGTAAGAGTGTCAAGATGGTTGCTGGTGAAGAACTAGATGCCAAAGGAAAGCCTGTTTCATTTTACGGCGAACTAAACTTCAAGGCCTAGATGTACGACATCAACAAACTATCTTCTCTTAAGAGACACTGGCTACTTCGCACTTCGAATATTCCACGCAGACTTCTTGGGTTAGAGCCATCTGACATAGTTCAAAAGACTGGATACTTTCCTGATGAGATTAAGGATTGGATCGACTCTGTTGTAGAAGGTCATGCCGTAAAGAACATCGGCAACCTTGGAACTAACGGAGTCGGTCTGTTGTTCGACGGAGGTCCAGGAATCGGTAAGACAACCCATGCAGTTGTTGCTGCTATGGAGGTTATTAGGCGCTTACCTGATGACGATGAACTAGTCTGCAAAATCCTAGGGATTAAGAACTCAGACTTTGGTATGAGTTTTCGCCCTATCCATTACCTAACTTATCCAGAGTTTCTTTCACTAAAGAAATCGACTTTTGGCAATGATCCAGATCAAAAAGTTCTTGATGAACTAGACGGATTTCATGGTCGTTCTAAGTTTGACTGGTTAAATGTTCGCATCCTTGTGATTGACGATCTAGGTAAAGAGTACGGATCTAAGTACGATGACGCATCTTTTGATGAGATTCTTCGCCTAAGATACGACAAGGCTTTACCAACAATCGTGACTACAAATGTTAAACTTGAGAACTGGGAAGCCAAGTACTCTGAGGCTATGGCAAGTTTTGCTCAAGAAGCCTTTGTACAGGTTCCTATCATTGGTTCAGATTTGCGAGGCCAACAGTGAAAGGGATGAGCATGGAGACTACCTGGCGTACTATCCAAATGTTCATCTCTGATCAAGGTGCGGGTGTGTTTGAGGTTGAGATCGATACTGAAACCAAAGACACACGATGCACATGTCCTGTATGGGGTAAGCGTGGGTCATGCAAGCACACTCAGTACGTAAATGTAAAAAGCAAAATCAACAATGGACGTTACGCCATCAGCATTCCTAAAGGGGTTAGTGAAGAGGCTGTTGCTGATGCAATAGAAGATCCTGTAAAGTTTAGAGAACTGGTTTTGAAGTACTCTACTATTGAGGTTATATGAAAAATGGTGACATCTCGAACGAAACGCCTCCTCGTGTTATTGTCCTTATTGACGTTGTTGCTGTCAGTGAGTTGGTGGAAACAAAGAAACTTCTTAGGACAACACAAGAAAGAAAAATAACAAGGCTTAACGCTTTGGCGTTAAAGCAATTGTGGGATTTGGGAAACAAGTACGGTTTATCGCTTGAACTAGCGGCGTATGAGACCGATGACTGGACTCAAGAACACTTAGATAACTTTATGGCGAGGCTAGATAGGCGTGGTGCTAACCCGTTTAACTACGCTGAGTTGTACGCAGACATCGATAACTTTATTGATGATCTTCCGTATAGAGCAAACTTTAAAGGCGTAATTGATTTACCTGGTAGAGTCGCTCGGTATGGATCTTGGGGAGTAGAACTAGAAAACTTGTAGGAGGGGCGTAATGGCAGCAGATAATGAGCATCGTTTAGTAAGTAAAGTAGTTCGAGACAGAGATATAACTCCAGCCCTCCAACGAAATGTAAAACCTAATTGGTTTCTTGATGACGATAACCGCAGAGTGTGGGAATTTGTTGTACAGCACTACAACGAGTACAACGAAGTGCCTACTGCTGTTGTTGTAAAAGACCACTACCCAAATTACAAAGTCTTAGATGTAGAAGACACCATTGATTACCTATTAGACACGATGGTGACGTTTCGTCGCAACCTAATAACTCGTCAAGGGTTAGAGTCTGCGATTGAGAACTTGCAAGAAAACAACCACGAAGCAGCCCTCATCGCTATGGAGGGAACGCTTACAAAGGTAAACGAGCAAGGTGTTCTTGGTACACATGAGATTGATCTTTCTAAAAACGTAGAAGAAAGATACAAGGAATACCAAGCACTTCAGAACCAAGAATTTCTAGGTATACCTACAGGTTTTGAAAAGATTGATGAAGCAACTGCTGGACTTCAAGGCGGACAACTCATCACTATCATCGCCCCACCAAAGACTGGTAAATCTCAAATTGCTTTGAAGATTGCGATCAATGTTCACGAGAGTGGCAAAGTTCCAATGTTTCAGTCCTTCGAGATGAACAACCACGAACAACAGCAACGTCACGACGCTATTAGAGCAAACATATCCCATACACGTTTGCGTCGAGGAAAGTTGCAGCCTGCAGAAGATGCTCGCTATGTAACCTCGCTTAATCGAATTGAAACTATGCAGTCTTTTCACTTGATTGACGCTGTAAATGGTCTGACAGTCTCATCGTTAGCAGCAAAGATTCAGCAAACAAAGCCTGATGTTGTGTTTGTTGATGGTGTGTACTTGATGCTTGATGAAGTCTCAGGAGAGATGAACACCCCACAGGCAATTACAAACATTACTCGAGGACTAAAGCGCTTGGCGCAAAAGATTAACAAGCCAGTAATTATTACTACTCAGACTTTGCTATGGAAAATGCGTGGAGGAAAAGTTACTGCTGATTCTATTGGTTACTCATCCTCATTCTTCCAAGACTCAGATGTTATCTTGGGATTAGAGCCTGTCGAAGAAGATGAAGAAGTAAGAAAACTTCGCATTGTTTCTAGCCGTAACTGCCCTCCAACAGAAACTCCTATTACCTGGAACTGGGAAACAGGGTGCTTTCACGATGAAGACGAAATGTCTAAATGTCAGTTCTGCCTTAAGTACATGGCGAACCGCTAATGGACGTTGAGAAGGTTCTTCTAAACCTTGATGTGACTATGGTTGCTCAACGAGGCAACGAAGTTAACGGGCTATGCCCAATGCATAAGGCTCGCACAGGTAGCGATGATCACAGCCCTTCATGGTGGGTTAACTTAGAGACAGGTGTTCATCTCTGCTTTTCTTGTGGGTACAAGGGCAATATGTACACCCTTGTTCGAGATCTTAAAGGGCTGGATCATTTTGATATCCAGGACTTCCTCAAAGAGAAGACAGAACTGCCCCTTGACACCCTGTTACAGCGCTTGAAAGACCTTCCTCAGTACATTGTCCCAGAAGAGCCTATTGGCATGTCAGAAGCCCGTTTAGCCGTGTTTACTGATGTTCCAGATATAGAACTCAAGAAGAGGTTCCTCACACGAGAGGCAGTAAATTCTCATGGAGTTCTTTGGGATCCTAAAAACAACGCTTGGATTTTGCCGATTAGAGAGCCTGATGATTTTTCTCTTTGGGGATGGCAAGAAAAGGGCGCAACAGGAAGGTTTTTTAGAAACTATCCACCAGGAGTAAAGAAGTCTAAGACAGTCTTTGGCGTACAGATTCTTGACGAATCTAAACCATTATGGGTTGTCGAATCTCCTTTGGACGCTGTTCGTCTTACTGGCTTGGGGTACAACGCTATCGCCACATATGGCGCAATCATTAGTGAAGAACAAGGTAAGTTAATGCGCAGAGCGATAAGTATCATTTCTGCATTTGACAACGACCAAGCAGGAAAAAAGGCATCAGAACAGATGTTAGTATTTTCTCGCAAATATGGATTTGATCTTAGGTACTTTAATTACACAGGTATTGACGTAAAAGACGTCGGAGACATGTCTGAAAAGCAAATACAGCGTGGCTTAGAAACTGCTAAACACATGATCTACGGTAAGGAAGCCTACGCATGACGCTAGACGCACGAGGAGTTCCTACACATGCCTGTCCTAACTGTGGGCATTTAGTACTGAAGATAAAAGCAATGTTTGAAAACTATGACATCGCATTATGGTTTACAGATGCTGAATGCGATGACTGCGGAACCTTACTCACTGCCCCTACCCCCGTAGATAATCCTGACAATAATGTCTTTTAAAAAATCTTTAAAACCATATCAAGTTGAGGCAGTAGCCAAGATGGTTGATCGCAAAACCATGTTAGTTGCCTATGAAATGGGTCTTGGAAAAACAGCGATGTCTATTGCTGCGATAGAACAACTTCGAGACAACAAAGATATAACAGGACCAACATTAATCATTTGTTTATCAAGTCTTAAATACCAGTGGCAAAAAGAAATAGCAAAGTTTTCTGATTCATCTTCAACAGTAGTTGACGGGTCAAAAATCAAACGTGAAAAACAATGGTCTGAAAATACTGACTACTTAATATGCAACTACGAAGCCATAGTTAATGACTGGGATATCGTTAGCAAGATTAACTGGGATGCAATCGTATGTGATGAAGCAACCGCTATAAAAGGCTTCCGTTCCCAAAGGGCCAAGAAGGTCAAACAACTCTCAAAAGATGTAAAGGTTAGGTTTGCGCTGACTGGTACACCTATTGAGAACGGACGCCCAGAAGAACTGTACTCGATTATGCAATTTGTCGATCCTAATCTACTTGGAAGATTTGACCTTTTTGATCAGACGTTTATCGTGCGAAATCATTTTGGAGGTGTACAACGCTATAGAAATTTACCTTTATTTCACCAAAAGGTTCAGCAGGCTTCAGTAAGAAAAACACAAACAGACGAAGATGTAGCCCCTTATCTTCCTGACACTATTTACAGAGATCCTATAGTTGTTCCGTTTGATAGTGACAATAAAAAACTTTACAAGTACATAGCAGAAGAGTTATGCAACGAGTTAATTGAGGCCCAGCAGTTGTTGGGAGCAAACTTTTCGTTGATGGCGCACTATGGCCACGAAAACAAACAAAGTGGACCAGCGGATGCTATGCGGGGTTCTATCATGAGCAAAATTACTGCACTAAGAATGTTGTGTGATCATCCAGAACTACTCATAGATAGCGCCACCAAGTTTGAAGAGCAAAATGGGGAAGGCAGTGCTTATGCCTATAGCCTAAAAGAACGAGAGTTGTTGAACTCTAAAAAATCCCATAAATTGATGGTTCTTAAAGAGTATGTCCAAGACCACTTAGATACTGATCCAGATGCCAAAGTTGTTATTTTTACCTCCTATGTAGGAATGCTTGTAAAAATTCAGGAGTTAGTGGGTGGCACCCTTTACACAGGGTCTATGGATGCCAAAGAAAAAGAGGCTAGTAAAGAGAAGTTTTTAACTGATCCCGCGTGTCGCGTGTTCATTTCCTCTGATGCGGGTGGTTATGGTGTAGATTTGCCAAATGCCAACCTACTAATTAACTACGACCTTCCATGGAGTGCAGGACTATCTGTACAACGAAACGGAAGAATCAAAAGAGCATCTAGCAGGTGGCCAACTGTGATTATTCAAGACATGATCATGGAAAACTCAATAGAAGTAAGACAACATGACATGCTCCAACAAAAGAACGCCGTAGCAGATGCAGTCCTTGATGGGGCTGGAATCAATTCTAAAGGCGGAATTGACATGACAGTTGGAAGTTTGATAAGTTTCCTTACAGGAAGAAACTAGGAGGCACAATGGCGAGGGTAAAGCCAACAGAACCACGAATCGCATCTGAAGATGAGTTGACTACTCAAGCAAAAGAGTACATATTTTCTAAAAAACAGATTGAATATTTTGAGTCTAAAGTAAAAACTCTACGCGATAAGTTGTTTGAAAAGATTGATGAAGTTGGCGAAACAGACACTGATGGTCATGTAATCCTAGAACTTCCTGATGAAGTAGATGGTGTTGTTGGTTTTAAAAAGCAACGCCGTGTTTCTCGTAAAATTAACGAAGCAAAAGCAGAAGAAATTATTGAAGCAAAGAATCTTGGCGATCAACTCTACAAGACTATTCGTGTTATTGACGAAGATGCTTTGATGGCTGCTTTGTACAGCGACCAACTTACTGAACAAGAAATTGACGAGATGTATCCACAACAAATATCATGGGCACTAGTAATGGATAAGGGATAAAGATGAAGATTTTAACTGTTACTGCAATTATTCTTGCAGCGTCTGTAGTTCCAGCGCACGCGTCAACAACCCCTAATCTTTCTGGATTTGTGTGTGTTGACCCACAAGGAATCCATCACGATTGGAAAACTGCTTTTGATGGAAAGACTTTCTGTAAGTTAATTCCAAACCCACACAATCATTAAGGACTGATACATGCGCAGCGACGAAGAGATCGAGGCAGCCTTTGCCGACCTTGAATATCTTCCTGGATCAAAGCGTAAGCGTCGCGAGTTAGACCCAAAGGTTTCTCGCCGTAAAAGCGGTGAGAGTAATGGCTGGGATGAAAATCCCATCATTAAAATGCTTGGTGGTAAAGAGACAGAGGTTTTTACTATCGGTGCACTAGCACACGCATTAGAAAAAACCATTGTTACCATCCGAATGTGGGAGCGCAAAGGGTATATCCCACGTGCCCCGTATCGACTACGGTCTAAGACTTTAAAAGGTCAAAAGACTGGAGGAAATCGGGTGTATACCCGCTCCCTCATCGAGTCCGCTATTGAGGAATTCTCAAAGCGTGGCTTACTTGGTTCCGCTCGTATTGAGTGGAACGAACACGATGACCTTACAGAGGCTCTAGTAGAGCGTTGGAAGGAAATCACAACAACCGAGAGCCAGACTTAGGCAACGTCTATGTACAACAGCCTATGCCGTGCCCCTTATAGAAAGAAAACACATGCCTATCACACAACCAACAGTTGCTGCTGACGCGTATAGCGCTGCACTTGATCCAGATCAAGAAGACGCTACACCAAAAGTAGGAACAACAATCCAATCTGGTATGAGCGCTCTTGAAGCGTTGCTAAAGCCAGAAACATCTAGCGAATACCCAACTGACTTCAAGTTTACGGAGTCATCTCAACTCATCAAGTTCCTGCAAGATGAGCCATTTGCAGTATATGAGCAACACTGGATCGAACGCCCAAAGGGTCGTAAGTCCTTTGTTTGCAGTGCCAACTCAGAAAATGGTTGCCCACTCTGCGACATCCTAGGAGACAAGCCACGCGGCAAGTTCGCATGGAACGTTTTGGTTCTTAGCGGTGATACACAGTCAGTACAAGTACTTACTGCGCCTCCAGTTCTAGCACGTCAAATCGTTGCATCCCACAAGGATGAGCGCAAAGGACCTCTTACAAGAGAGTTCTGGGAAGTTTCTCGCATGGGAATGGGCCGAACAACTCAATACAGTTTTAACTTTGTTCGCGCTCGTGATCTTGCTGAGGACTGGAAGTTAGACCTTGATCAGGTCAATGCTCTAGTAGCGAATGCTGTGCCATACACAGCAGCACAGGTAGTTCGAGAATCCCCTCGCTCAGAACTACTTGAAGTCGCTCGCGAATCAGAGTAACTTCCAATCACGGTAGAGAGCCAGCCCTATCACTGGCTCTCTCCATCTATTTATTGAGGGATAAATGAACATAATTACAACAAAAGAACAGTTAGAAGACCTTGTTGAGTATTACTCCAAGGTAGATGCATTTGCATTTGACGTCGAAACAGTTGGTGAAAATAGAATCCAACCTGTAGTCAACGACGTTTTGTGGATTTCGTTAGCGACAGAAGGTCGCGTTGATGTCATTCCCATGGGACATCCAAATGGTGAGTTTTTGCGTTGGGATAAAGACCTTCTTAAAGGCGGTCAAGCCAAACTTGCAAAAGGTAAAGAACTTACCGATGCTGATTACTCTAAGAACAAAGCAAACTGGAGACCAGTCTTTGGTCCAGCACCTAAACAACTTCTTCCTGGTGACGTCTTTAAGGCTCTTAAGCCGTTGTTCTTTAGTGATAAGTTGAAGATCGGTCACAACGTCAAGTTTGACCTTAAGTCAATCGCAAAGTATTACCGAGGAGTAGTTCCTACTAAACCTTTTTTTGACACTTTAATGGCCTCATTCATTATTGATAACCGCAATCGTCTAGGCCTTGGTCTTGCTGACTGCTCCAAACGGGAACTAGGTATCATCGTTGAAAAAGGTGTTGGAGCACAGGTAGAAGTTCACTCATTTGAAGACGTTGCAAAATATTCAGGAATTGACGCTGAAGTTACTTGGAAGTTGTACAAGGCGTTAGACCCACGACTTGAAGGCAGTCTTCAGGCAGTGTGGAAGTTGGAGATGGATGTAGTTGCTGCTCTCTGCGACATGGAATTAGCAGGCGCAACGATCGACACCGAACAATTGACAACTTTAAAAACACGTATTGATAAAGACTTAGATGATGCAAAGGCACGTGCGTGGAAGATCACTGGTGAAGCCTTCTCTCTTAACTCCATACCTGAAAAGCAGAAGATGTTGTTTAGCCCAAAGAGCGAAGGTGGACGAGGATTAAAGCCAAATACTCGTTTGAAGATCGCACTTACTCCTAAAGGGTACGCTCAAAAGAACGCTGGAGAGCCGCTAGGAATCCAGCATTACTCAGTATCCTCTGATGCTCTTGAGTTGTTTCGTGGCACAGACGATCTCGTAGATGCTCTTTTGGATTACCAGGACTTAAACAAGTTGATGACAACATATGTGATGCCATATCTTGGTGGAGACATTACCCGAACTAATCTAGGAAAGTCTAAGATCATCAAGAAAGACTCACTTCTTGTTAAAGGCAAAGTTCATACAAATTTCAAAGCGCATGGTGCTGAAACAGGTCGGTTCTCTTCCTCTGAACCAAATCTGCAGAACATTCCAAGCGGAGGTGAGTACGGAAAACTTATTCGTAACTTGTTCATCGCACCCAAGGGATACAAGTTAGTTGTTGCTGACTATTCTCAAATTGAGCCCCGTATTATTGCAGCGTTTTCTAATGATCCTATCTTGATGAAGAATTACCTAGAAGGTGGAGATGTGTACACCACTATCGGTGACACAGTCGGACTTAACCGTAAAGCAGGTAAGGTATTGGTTCTTGCCATGTCGTATGGTGTAGGCCCAGATAAGATTGCTGAACAACTAGGTTTAAGTTTAAAAGAAGCCAAAGATCTTCTTGAGGATTTCACAGGGCGATTCCACGATATTGCTCGGTACAAGGCCAAAGTTGTGCGTTTAGCCGAAAATAAACGCCCAACCCCGTACGTAGAAACTCTCCTAGGAAGACGTCGTTATCTTCCAGAGTTACGTAGTAATGAGAAAAGCCTTAGATCGAGGGCAGAACGACAGGCATTTAACACCGTAATTCAAGGATCTGCTGCAGACATCATGAAATTAGCCATTGTTAGGGCACACTCATGCTTCTTAGACGAACCAGAGGTAAACGTGCTCTTGACTGTGCATGATGAACTGGTTACTGTTACCCCAGAACATCTTGCAGATGAGGTAGCAGAGGCAATCCGCGTGTCGATGGAGGGAATTTCTTTTCCACAGATTACAGTTCCTCTTATTGCAGATGTAAAAATTGTAGACAAATGGGGTGAAGCCAAATGAGTGATTTTTGGGCCAAGAAGTTAGGTGCACAGATACAGCAGCCTGCAGTTCAACCACGTCCTGCAAATATGCCCTTAGCCCCATCGCAGATGCCAATGACACATATGCCTCAACCAACACAGGCACCTGTAGGTCCTCGTCTTCCAAGTTCTAGTCAGACAGGCTCATGTCCAGACTGTGGTTCCGATAAATACATGTCTGTACAGGGTGCAAAAGCACGTTGCATGGATTGTGGTTATCCAGTAGAACAGTCAGGTAGTAAATACGGATCACTGGCAGGCGCACATATTGAAGGCTCTGCTAAAGCAGCGCGAGGAAATGACACAACAAACAATTACAACCCACAGAACATTATTGGAAGAGTGAATTAATGAATGATGATGCAAAGAAAGTTATCGCACTTCTTAACAAAAAGTTTGGAGATAACGTTGTTGTTCTTGCAAGTGACATTCGCTCTGATCTTATTCCCCGTATTACTAGCGGTAGTACTACCCTTGATTATGTTCTTGGAGGGGGTTTTCCTGGTAACCAGTGGAACGAACTCATTGGTGAGCCGTCGCATGGCAAGACAGCGCTTGCGCTTAAAACGATTGCAGCAAATCAACAAGTAAATCCTGATCACACCACAGTATGGGTTGCTGCAGAGCAATGGGTTCCAGAATACGCAAAGATGTGTGGGGTAGATACTGATCGTGTTATCGTTGTCGAAACTTCAATCATGGAAGAGGCGTATCAAGCCGTTATTCAATTTGCGGAATCTAAATCTGTTGATGCGATTGTCATTGATTCTCTTCCTGCTCTGTCTCCCGCACCCGAAATGGAAAAAGACATGTCTGAAGCGACTGTGGGACGGGGCGCTTTACTCACTAATAAGTTTTTTCGCGTTGTAGGAACTGCTATGAAGCGCTCACTTGTTGAAGATGAGCGACCAGTACTTGGTCTGATCATCAACCAATACCGCATGAAGATCGGAGTCATGCACGGTGACCCTCGCACTACCCCTGGTGGGGAAGGAAAGAACTACGCATTCTTTACTCGTTGCGAAGTAAAGCGTGATGAGTGGATTGAAGTTGGTTCAGGAAACAACAAAGTTAGAGTTGGTCAACGTATTAAGGTAAGAACACTCAAGAATAAGAGCGCCCCTCCACAACGTGTTGCTTACTTTGATTTTTACTTTGCAGAAGGTGGCGAATGTGCTCCAGGAGAGTTTGACTTTGCAAAAGAAGTAGCCTCACTTGCAGTGGTAAAAGACATCATCACTCGTAAGGGTGGATGGTACTACTACGGAGATCGCAAGTGGCAAGGTATTGAGTCTGCTATCGCCAGTATTCGTGAAGAAGTAGACCTAAAGGAAGAAATCCAAAAGAAAGTATTTGAAACATCAGACCTACCTATGGGAGAATCAATCGATGAGTAAGCAGGAATTTGTTGTCAATGACTCTGACTGGGCTCATGAACTTGAGAAGGGCGTCGAAGAATACACAGACATGCTTTTTGAGGCTGTTTGGGAAAGTTCTGATGATGAAATTATTGAAACAAAATCAGGAGAACCATTTTGTGGATGTTCTCAATGTTTTTGGAGAGAAGCATTGTTTTTCCTTGTACCTAAACTGCTAAAGGGTTACGAGGAAGGCAAGATCGAACTTGAAGACTGAAGGGCAAAAGCAATCGTTAAAGCATGAAAAGAGATTAGCCAAAGCAATTGGCGGTTCTCGTAATGCTGGCTCAGGTTCCTTTTGGTCACGAAAAGGAGATGTTAGGTCAGACGATCTGCTTATCGAACACAAGTACACAGGTAAAAAAACATACACACTAAAAGCAATTGACCTAGAAAAGAATGTAACTCACGCAATCTTGGAAAGTCGAACGCCAGTTTTCGGTCTTAGTTTGAACGATAAAAACTACGTCATTCTTACCGAAGATGATTACTTAGAACTTCGGGAGAAACTTACGACACATGAATGATGACGAGACACCTTGGTGGGCTAATGCTCGTTGTTACGGAGCCGCTCCAAAATCTCAAGGAGAAGAAGATATTTTTTATCCCCCTAGAGATAAACAAAAGTACAAAGAAATTGCTGCAAAAGCAAAGGTGTACTGCTTTGGAGAGACAGGTAAGAATCCATGCCCTGTTAGACTCGACTGTTTGTGGGATGCACTAAGCAGAGATGAACCTCACGGGATTTGGGGGGGCCTAAGCCATCGTGAGCGAAACGCTTTACACAGGAAGTACAGAAAAGATAAGAAGTCTCGTAAAACTACGTTGACTTTAAAGGACTACATATTTGCTCAGGAAAGATAGGCTCATGACATCTTCAATGCTTGATAAGTTTTTAGACGCTAAGAAAGTTCCAACCCGTTTGCTTGGTGACGTTGAGCGGTACATGCTTAAGCGTGAGCCAGAGCCTCGATCTTCAACTGTTTTTCATCCGTCTGAAATCATCAAGCATGATTTTTGCCACCGATATTCTTACCACCTTATGACAGGGGGAGAAAAAACTATCGATAAGCCAAACTTACGACTACAGAACATCTTTGATGAAGGACATTACATCCACGCTAAGTGGCAAAAGCGCTTTCAGGATATGGGAGTTCTTTATGGAAAGTTTCAGTGTGTAGCCTGCAATACAGTGACAACTGCTACTTCTCCTGAGTGTGATGAGTGCGGTACTTCTAAGACAATGGAGTATAGAGAAGTTACCCTTAAAGATGAAGAACTACGAATTGCTGGACACACTGATGGCTGGATCAAAGGCATCGGAGACGATTGCCTCATTGAAATTAAATCTATTGGTGCAGGCACATTTCGATTTGAAGCGCCAGAGTTATTACTGGATGCTGATAACGATGTAACTCAGGCGTTTAAGAGTATTCGACGACCATTTCGCAGTCACATGCTTCAAGGACAGATGTATTTAGAACTAGCCAAGCGCATGTTCAGCAGTGAAGCCCCTAATGAAATTGTATTTTTGTATGAACTAAAAGCCGATCAATCGTATAAAGAGTTCACAGTCAAGGCTAACTATGAAGTTGTAGAGCCAGTGTTTAACAAGGTACGAAAGATTCTCAAGTATATTGAAGATGGCACTATGCCTGAATGTAACGTAGATCCTAAGAAAGGTTGTAAGTCATGCAACTCGATCCCACTCTCAGCACAAGCGTAGACCTTCCAAAGCCTGCCTACAATCAGGCGGTTTTGCCTCCCGATATCACAGTTCTCACAGGAGAACAACTGGCTGAGATGTTTACAGTGCTTACAGGCTGGGCAGACTACATAGCCGCTCAGTTAGCCCAGGCTCAAATTGCCGAAAAAAAGGCTATACGAGAGGTGGAGTACGCCGAAAGCATGGCTATGGTCACCAAGGTAACAAACGCCCCTAAAGGCATGACAGTGACCCTTATGAAGGCGCAGATAGACATCGACCCAGAAATCAACAGTTTGCGTGATGTGGCCGATGAGAAGTATGCTTATCGTAAATTGCTAGAGATGCTGTTAAACAATCAAGAGCGGGACATCACTCTAGTTTCGAGGGAAATAACTCGGAGAACATCCGAGAGAATGAGGCGGGACATATGAAAAAAGTATTACTAGCATCAACGTTACTTTTAGGGCTAATGAGCCCAGCACATGCAGATGCACCACAAACGATCGCAGTCATTGATTCAGGAATCAATACCTCGCAAGTCACACATATTGTGGACGAAGTATGCATTCTTGAGTATGGAACATGTCCTAATGGGCAAAAGTTTATGGATGGAATTGGCGCAGCAAATACAGGTAACACCGCAACTAACGCTAACTTGGTTCATGGAGATGAGATGGTCTCTATTATCCAAAAAGTAAATCCATCAGTTAATATCATTCCTATTCGTATTATTGGAATTGTTAGTCCTAACGTTCCGTACCTATACACAAACAATGCCGTAAAAATGGCACTTGATTGGGTGGTTGCAAACCACGCAAAATACAACATTACAGTTGTAAATGTGTCACAAGGAGCCTTGTTTGCTGGCTGTCAGGTTCCTACTGGAACAGCAGATGATGTAGAGGCTCTTAAGGCTGCAAACGTGGCGGTTATTGCTGCTACAGGTAACAATTCCAACAGAACAATGATGAACTCAATCGCATGTTTGCCAGATGTGGTTTCTGTAGGAGCAACAGATAATCCAGATCCAGGATCATCAGGCAAGCCTTACGATGTTAACGCCAAGCCAACCATCGCTAATTACAGCAATGGAAATGCTCAAACAAGTTTTTATCTTAATGCTCGTTGGTATGTAAAAGAGCCAACAGGTATTACAAAGTTCATGGTAGGAACATCAAATGCCACAGCAGCAATGTCTGCATGGTGGGCGTTAAACAATCAAGGAACATGGCAATCAACCTACAACTGGATGGTTTCTAAATCTATACCTACAAATAATTCCTATTTGACTGGAAAATTTATTTCTCTCCCATGGCTATCATAGGTTTAACTGGCTACGCACAATCTGGCAAGGATACTGTCGCAAGTATCCTTGTCAGTGAGTACGGGTTTACTCGTGTAGCGTTTGCTGACAAAATTCGTGAGTTAGCCTACGAATTAAATCCAATTGTTGAAGGTTATGACTACGACGACGTATTTAATCCCGTGTATTTAAGGGAATGGGTAGACGAAAAAGGTTGGGACAGGGCTAAAGTAAAAGAGCCAGAACTTCGTCGAATTCTTCAAGACTTAGGAGTAGGTGCTCGTAAAGTTTTAGGTGAAGATATTTGGGTAATCTCTGTTCTTCAGGAATTACATGACGTAGACACGGATTACGTTATTACCGACGTTCGGTTTAAAAACGAAGCAACTATGTTGAAACAAATGAATGGACAACTGTGGCGTGTAGAACGTCCAGGAGTAAAAGCAATTAATGGTCACATATCTGAGCATGATTTAGAGGGTTACGATGTAGACCAAGTTTTAAGCAACGAGGGAACCATGCAGGATCTAGAGTTACTAGTCCGACAACGAATGGATGACCTAATTGCCAACAAAACTAATTGAAGGTAACCCAATACCAAAAGGCTCAAAAGTATCTATAGGTATTGATCAGTCCCTTACGGGTTTTGCCCTAACGATTTTAGACATTTCCCTTCCAAGCAATTACATCACATGGGTATACAAGTCCCCGTATTTTGGGATTGAAAGACTGGCAGATATTCGTCAATGGTTATCGGATAACCTTTACTACGCGGATGAACATTGGGATGTTGAAGACCTGGCATTAGAAGGAACAGTATTAGCAAGTCAAGCAGCCCTTGTTCTTGGAGAATTGTCTGCTGTTGTCCGTCTAACTATTTTTGACCATTACGATGAAGAAGACCCTCGTAAGTTCCCACTAAAAGTTCCTCCTATGACATTGAAAAAGTATGCATCAGGCAAAGGAAACGCTAAAAAGCAAGAGATGCTGCTGCAAATCTACAAAAGATGGGGTATCGAATTCAACGACGACAATGCAGCCGATTCGTACGCTTTAGCAAGGCTCGTTGGAAAAATCTCAATTGATTCGGTCGAAAAGGCAGTAGTCACACAAATGGAAGATTCCAAGTATAGGGACCAACCAAGACTGTAGGTATGTACCCTTTGTGTAGGGAGCGGCGCACTAACTCGACACAAAGGACTACAAATTGACTACACCAACTCCACCATCTGGAGAAGATTTTCTCAAAGTAAGCGCTAGTTCCAACCCTCAGAGTGTTGCCTCAGCGATCGCCCATGCATGCTACGACAAGCGTGAAGTAAAACTTCGTGCAGTAGGTGCTGGAGCCGTAAATCAGGCAGTAAAAGCAATTGCGATTGCTCGTGGCTATGTTGCACCTCGTGGCATGGATCTAACAGATAAGCCAGGATTTACCACCATCGACTCTCGTGATGGGGCAATTTCTGCCATCGTATTTCACATTACAGCGTCTTAAAACCGCCGTATCATAGACTCAAACTAAGGAGTCAATATGCCATCTTGGACATCACTAGGACACGCGATGCGCCGTCGCATGGGTGCTCCTTCATCTCATCTCGAAGCGACAGGTGCCTCAATGAAATCTCACATCCCAACTCCAGAAGACGTAATCTCTTCAGCAGAGCACAAGAACTCACCACGCCGTTATATGGGCATGGAAGCAAACAAGTTTGAGAATGTATCTGCGGAACCTGGCAACACAATGTCACGTCCACGCAAGAACACACAGGCAGCAGATCCAACTGCTGGTGGCAAGGCTAACCGCAAGAACAAACTTGCTGGTTCAGCAGCGCAATCAGAACGCATGGGCGCTCGCTACGAGATTGGCGCTAAGTTCCCAGCAGTGCACTCAATCGAAGCATCTGCAACAATGCGTAATGCAAAGACAATCCCATCAGTCATGGGACGTCAAGCACCTGATTTCAACGCTGCAATGGGTGAGTCTTACTAATATGTTGTCAATGTCCGAGTTCGGTGAAAACATGAAAAGCGGACAGATGTTTCAGCAACATGAAGAAACACCTGCACCACTTTCCTTGAGTTCATCAACGAACACAAGCAGCGGAGCAGCCACAGCGTGGTCTAACCGTTCCTTGGGTCAAGGACGTACTATGCCATACTCAGCAAAGACTGCAGGTACAGTTTACAAATTTGAAGATAATAAATCTTCATTGCCAGACGTCAAGGAGTAACCATGCCACTAAGCAACGATGAGTTTGCTGCACACGTTAAAGAGCACGGTGGCGGATCTATCGGCTATTTTAGCCGTGAGCCTGTAACTGGTCGTGGATTTATGACTGCAGCAATTCCTGAAGCAGAACATACTTCAGAGCACGATTTGACGAGTGAAGACATTGGGTCATTTCACAATAAAAATGCTGCTGTAGCAGCAAATGTTCCTGGAGCAATTCACGGAGCATGGGGACGTACTCAAGACATTTCAGTAAAGGCTCCAACGCCAAATGCTGCTCGTTCCATGGGTACAACTGTTGGTGAAATGGAATCCTACGGATTGCCACACACTCCAGTAAACAAAAAGGGTGCAACTGTTGGACCAAACGGCGGTGCAGTTCTTCTTCACATGGGTCAATTTGGTAAGAACGATGTAGATCCTAATTACCGTCCTGGCGCTCTTGATATGAAGGGTGGCAAGGGAAGTTTCACCAAGTCTGAATACCAGAACAAAGACTGGGAAAAGACGTCAGATTCTGGACATAAGTTTGGTGAAGTGCTTCAAACAATCAACACAAACCGCGCTATGAAGCAACGTAAAGTGATCGGTCGTGAATAATGGCTGGCGGTTATAACAACTTTTCTCCGCAACAGAACTGGCAGTCTCTTGGCGCTGGTGGCATGTATGGGTACAACAACCAAACAGGTGCTGGTACCCCTGTTGCTCGCGATTCCTTAGACCAGTCTCGTATTGGTGTTGGACGTATCCCATCAGCAGAATATCCTGACGGTTATTTAGGCACAATCCGTTCACGTCGCGATGATCGCCTATTGGATTCAATCAAGAATCGTGTCAATCAGAAGTCATACCAACGTGGCGTCCACAAAGGTGAGCGCATTGAGCCGTCTATGTATTTTTGGCCTGACTCTGTCAACATGGAGAGCGGTCTTAAGCGTCAAATGAAAGCCAAGTTGGTTGATGTTGATGGCGGTATGGTATTTAAAGTTCCAAGGGCTGCACCACAAACCCAGTTGGCTCCTGCTCCACACCTTGTTAACGATGGTAAAGCCAACACAATGGCTAACGAACCTGTAGAGATTAATGCACGCCGTCAAGCGATGCTTGCTTACTTGAGACCTGCGTGGGCATAACATGGCTAAATTTGGCGTAGATCCACACGGTCGTTGGGATAAGAACCTTGCTCAACAGCAGTTTCAAGCCCATGTAAGTAACATCATGGACAAGTATCGCCAAGCATCTCCAGAGATGTTAAAAGGCGGACACGAGTGGTACGAGCGTGCTCACGATATTGCAAACACTTTAGGAAAAGGAAATGTAGAAAGAGGCGCAGGAGTTATTGCAGCCCTTTCACCCCAGACTGGTTGGGGTCGTAACATTGACTTAGCAACCGAGTTGTTTCATCACGGTACAGCATCACACACAGAAGATAACTTAAACAAAGCATTACGAATTCATGCAGGAGAAGATCCACGCTCAGTTCTTGGTGGACATAAAGTCCGTAGTTTTTACGAGAACATTGTTGATCCTAGCAATCCACACCCTGTAACGATTGATCGCCATGCTCACGATATTGCGGTAGGTATTCCGTTCCGTGGCACAGCCACACCAGAGAACATGCCAGGAAAAGCAAACGTTGATCTTGGTTTAGGTGCTATGGGTCGTTACAAGCATTTTGAGCAGGCGTATAAGCACGCATCAAACGAACTAGGTATTGAACTACCGCACAAAGTACAAGCCACAACATGGGTACAACATCGAGGAGCAATCGGATGACCAAATCTGAAGAATTTGATCATGGTAGTGGTCACAAATTTAGCGTAAAGAAAAACGCTGCAGGATCATACACAGGTTGTTGTGGGTTGCAAGTAGATGCATCTAACACTCCAACAGGAAGAGTGTGGTTCTCATCTCACCCAACTGGGCTGTACTACCCAACACTGCGGGCTGCAAAAGAGCACATGCAAAAGCACCATGACAAAGGGGAGTTGTTCTAATGACACAATCATTTGACGGCAACTACGATTACACTAAGCCATGGCGTGCACCTATTCAACCTGATCAGGTTGCAAAAAAGTGGTCATATAACGGCCCATGGTCAACAAACATGGAGCGGTTAACTTCTCAGGCACTAATGGTTGCAACTATTCCAGGTGCAGATATTCAGGCAATGGTTCGTCCACCACTTCCACAGATCCGTTTGTTTCCTGATCGTTTTGGCTACGGCCCAAGTGTTCAGCCAGGAATTGAGGATGTCGTAAGCGTAGATCGCAATTATCATGAGCCTAGAGTTTCTTGGTACTCAGGATCTCCTGCTGGCTACACTGGTAGCAGCCGTAACGATTTGGGGACTAACTAATGTTTGATGGCGACGGCGCTGAGACAATGGAATTGCAAGCCAAAAAGGTCATGCAAAATGCCATGCATTATCGTGGATCTGCTCCATGTCCAACCTGTGGAGTCATTATGAACCCAGTAGAATTTATGTATAACCAAGGTAAATGCCTCAACTGCCTAAGTCAGGCAAAGGCAAGCCGAATTAAAGGAAAAATGGCATGATTGCAAATTGGTTCAACGATCGCAGACGAACCCGTGTTCAGAGTGCTAAAGAACGAGCAATCGTCCATAATGTAGCCAATACCAAAGACAGTGTCTTGTGGCAAAACACTTCTCGTAAAGAGCGTTATGCCCGAACAGCACAAGCCTTAGACGCAACCTTAAAGGGAAAGAAGTAATCATGGCAGTTAACTCTTCACGTTCAATGAACCGTTCACTTGACGAGGGTGCAACTGACGGCAAGTACCGAAAGGCTCGCCCTAACACAGAGGTTATCCCAGGACAAGGTCACGAAGAGACCATGCGTAACCGCGAGTCACTTCACCCATTCTCAGGTTATGGGTTTATTACCTCTGAAATGCCTAATAAGGTAAACCCAGGTAAGTAATCATGCCAACAATGGTTCCTGATCGTGGAGACAACCCAAAGCGTAAAATAAACTTTTATCACGAAAACGGTGATTACAGCCATACTGCTGATGTTCGTTGGTTAAGTCCTAAAGGTTATCGTTCAGGTCAACCTCACGGCTCAGAGTTAAAAAAGCATATGCCTCACATGGGTGGATGGGCAATGCCTGAGTACGACAACAATCCTAAAGCGCCAAAAAACAACTAGTTTAACCCCACAACCCGTTTAGGGTTTTATAGGTTGGTTCCCTAACAAGGGAGCACCATGTCAAACGTACCACTACTTGGAGAACGCAAATCTGAAAATGAGCCAATGTTTCGGCTCCTTTATTGCCTTGTCTGCGGAACTTTAGAAGAGTTACCGCCTTATGACGGCCCAGTTGAATTAGATCATCTTCTTGCAGTTGCGTGTGAAGTACATGTGTTTCCCTCAGGCGAACCGCACAAGGGCAAGTTATTTGTTCTTCCTCTTAGGGTTTGGGCATCTACAGAGTCCAAGAGAGAGATCATTCGCCAGATTAAGGGTGGAGGATCTGCTGGTCTTGCAGAGTTCGATGACTCATTTTATGACTCCCGTTCTACCTTCATGGAAGGTGCAATGGAGTGCTATAGCAAACATAATAAGCCAAAAGAAGGTTGCTTGGATTGGCACGCAAAAGATCGTTTGCTAATTCCTAAAACACAAAAAGAAAGAAAAGCAGAAGGTATGGGCAGTTACCTCGATGCACCAGGACCAAAAACTTACCTATGCGATTTTTGCCCTGTAGCAGTTGGTGTAGCCCAACGTAAACGCAAGTTGATGGGAAAGTAAATGGCTCAAGCAATCTACACAGTAACTATTAATGACGATAGTTCAATTACCACTGTTTCTCAGGCTGCTGGCGAAAGAGTTTCTCGACAAGCCACTACCTTTGATATTTACCAGTCCAGCAAAGAATTGGTTTCAGAGATTGATAACCAACTTTTGGCTGAACGCGTTGCCAAATTGGTAATAAATGGTATGCG